CCACGAGTAAAATAACCCGTGATGTGTCAGAGTCTGACCAGGTACTGAAAAGTACCTCTACAACACCCGCGAAAGCGGGCTTCTCTTTCGAACACAAGACTTTTCAGTCTTATCGAAAGGAGAAGGAGGGCGAAGGTTCTTACTACTATCCAAGTAGTAAGGATCTATCAATCCGCCCTTTGTTCCTGCGACCCATAGAGGTTCTTGCAAATTGCTCGAAGCTCTATTGGGACGTGGAAATAGGTTTGGTTTGGGGGGTTGGGCAATGTATACCCGTTACCCCACCTCGGCTTCCTGTACGATTGACAGGCAAGGCTTATGCAGCCGTGTATGCTGAGGCAACCAAGACCACTTTGTCGAAAGTGCCAGTGAATAAGAGTGAGCAGTACTATAAAGTATTGACTTACCTTGAACACATGAGAGCAACATTTGATGCTCTCTGCATAGGAATGCAGCAAGTTCGCAAGTGGTCCAAGATCGTGCCAGATGCACGTTCCAGGCGCGCGGCCGAAAGACTGAAGTTTCGCATTTTGCAAGACTCAGAATCCGCTGCGCGTGAGGTCAAGGCCCTAGGGGGCCAATGTCGAGAGTGGTTCTATGGGAATGCCCCTAGACCCACACAGGGGCTGCTCCGTTACTTCGTGACGAAGTGGGATGCCCTGCGGTTCTCGTACGTTGCCCGTTCGGTCCCCCCTCCACTACCCGTGAATCCACGGGCCGTGTTGGATGGCACCTTGCCAGAGATCCAAGATTTGGTATCTCGTCTTACCACAACCGATGTACCCCCGGAGAACCCGGAGTGGAGGCCTTGGGTCGTTGCTTTTTTAAGCAGGACTATGCCTCGGACAATAAGCCTTAAGGCACAACCGTCCCCGAGCTCGTCGCTCGGCTACACCAGGAAACTGGGGGGTCACACTGCTGCTACTCAGGCTCTCATTGTATTAGGCTATTGCCTGTACTTAGAAGAGCATCCTTCTTTAAGAAGTCGGATTGAACAGCGTGTGAAGGTTGGTATGGGTGATTGGGTCCTGAAGGGCCGTTTCTCAGATGGGCTTGGGAAACTCCCTTCGGAGGTGCTTCTTTCCTACATCTTGGAGAGAGCCCCGTCGGCCGATCAACTCCAGATGTTCCTAACACTTGGAGTGGATTACACCCTACAAACCGTCGACATCTTACCTGTCGTTCCTCTTTATGCTGAGGAGAAAGGGATGAAGGTCCGTTTGCCCACGTGTTGCCTTGCGGCAGCAAATCATGTTCAGCAG